GTCTTGGTGCCATGTTGATGATAAGTCTCTTTAGTTCCCCATTCGCAACTCGTTCTAATTTCTCTGCGATGATTTCATGATGACGGCCCTGTATGAAAGACGGCCATATGGTTTTGACAAATGATAAAAAGTTATTTTTACAAGCTTCATTCTTCTCTAACTGAGCTAACCTTAGTTCTAGTTTTAAGCGTCTCTCGTCGTGTCTATTACCATCCATGTAGGGGCCCCTATGCTATGTTATTTTATGCCATTTATCGCTTATTATAATATAGTTAACGCTTATATCAAATTTTATCTGAATATTTGAGAAAAACTTGGCAAATGCCGTCGTGCACAACGGCTATGGGACCGTGGAAAAAATAAAAATATTAAAAATTCCGGCCTTAAAAATTAACCTTTATTTTGGAAGGAACCTATTAAATTTATCCTGTTTCCTTCCCGGCCGGCGCGCGGATCACGGCCAGCCGGCACCGGTCCAGCTGGTAAAGATAAACCAGTTTTAATTTATGATTCCAGATACCGGAGTCGTCGTCCAGCTGGTGCCGGTTCGCGGATCACGGCCAGCTGTTTACGGTCCGTGGACCAGCTAACAGACTCCACGGTTTACAATTCAATTAATACGGTTCAGGGACCAGCTGGCGCGCGTCATAGGTTTTAAAGCGGTGTAAAAGGCGCGCTGGGCCTTGTTTAACTGTTTTAAACGGTCGGCAGCTTGTGACGCGTCCTAAATTAAAAAAAGCAGCGCATAGAATAAAAAAAAGCCGTCCAGCTGGCCGGACGGCGTTAATAAAATTATGAAGTTATATTTTAACTTTGGAAGTTTGAAAGCGATTCGTAATCGGGCGTATAGCCTTCGAACCAAGGATTCAAATATTCGTTGTAGATGATTCGGCGTAATAAACTAAAATCGTCATGATGTTTATTAAGCGTTATTTTTGCGCCGTCGTACCAATCCATAAACCAATAATCTATTCTATAAATTCCATCTTCCAAATTCCAAAATATTCTAAATTCATCGGAAGGACCGCCCCAGCTCAACTGTAAACGCCAATAATTACCGCTGTTTTCTTGTTCAGCTTGTAAGCCGTCAACATAATCAAAACATAAAGAATAACTATTTAAAAATTCGGTCATACTTTCATAACTTCTTAAATCTAAGCTTTTAACAATCTTAAAAAAGTTTTCAGGGATTGCCTTATTTTTGGCCTTACGTTTTATATTTTCTAAACTGCTATAAAATAAATTTGCGGTTTTAATATCGTTTAAACGGTCGGCCAGCTCTCCGGCGACTCGCTCTTTACAAGTTAATTGATGATTCAACATTTCGACTCCTTTCATAATATAAAATGTGATTCTTGTAATTTGTAACAAAAAAAACGCCGTTAGTAAATAACGGCGTCTTATCAGCTGGAGCGGTCCAGCTTTATATTAAATAATTTCCATAGTATGGCATTTTAAAATTTTACTTACTTTTAATTCTGCGCCATATAAAAAACACTCTTTACATTGCTTAAACTCTCCAGCTGGTATATTACCGCTTTTGTCGTTCTCGTAATGGCCATGAATAGATTCATTAATTGTGAAACAATTTTCACAATCTAGATCTAAATAATTGATTGTTTTTAAATCACTCATAAATTGACTCCTATATAAAATGTGATAATTAAAGATAAAAAAAAACGGCCTAAAAGTAAAGGCCGTTTAATCCAGTTCATAAAACTGTTATCACCAAGGTTGCATTTTAACTGGCCAAGGCGACTCTATTCCAGTCATTTTTATTAAGGTTTAAAACTTTACCGCCTAAACGTTGCCAAAAATCTACGTCGTCCGGCTGGGCCTTATTACCTACCGCAGTACAAGCGTTAACTAAAGTGGCCTTATTAATCGGCTGGCCTTGTTCATAACCGGATTGACCAATAGTATTTAAAAGGCCTTCAAGTACGCTTGAAGTTTCTTTTTTAGATAAGGCCATAACTTTGCCTAAGTCCTCTACGGCGTCATTCATATTTTTATCAGTGGAT